ATTTTGGCAACGCAGATGCCGTGCCGCAGCCGCCGGAGCGGTGCTTAAGCCGTAAGGCGGGAATTGTGCGGTGTTGCCAAAGAAAATCCTGTGAGAAGGAGGAATGCCTTTGCCGGATTACGAATTTTATACCGCCAGCTACCTGGGCGAAAAGATCCCGCAGGAAAGCTTTGCACGCTTTATTACCCGCGCCGCTCGCCAGCTGGAGCGCTACAAAAGTATGTTTGATGTGCGCCCGCGCGCGGGCCTGCAGGAACCGGAAGCCTGCGCCCTCTGCGCCATGGCGGATGCAATGTATGCCTTTGCGGAGGAGGACAAGCGCTGCCGCGTGGTGAGCGCCAGCGTGGGCAGCGTGAGCGAAACCTATGCTGCCCCGCCGGAGCTCTGCGCCGAAACCATCCAGAGCCGGGAAGGTTACCTGCGTGCCCTGGCGCAGGACTACCTGGTGTTTGGCCGCTATGCCAGCGGCGGGGTGGGCTGATGGCCGCGCCCTTACAGTACCCCCTGTGCTGCCAGACCGTTACCTTCTACCATGCGGACCCGGCGGCACATACCATCACGCGCACCGTTGTGCAGGGCGTACACTTTGATACCCGCCGCCGTGAAACCGCGGCAGGCGGCAGCGGCCCCGCAGGCAGTGCGGCCACGGCGTTTTTGCTGGTTATCCCGGAAAAACATGCGGCGTTTGGCCGGGATTATACGCTGGAACCCCATGACCGCGTGCTTGCAGGCACCGGGCCGGAGGTGAGCTACACCCAATGGCTGGATTTTACCCCCGCCAAAGTGCCGGGGCTGGCCGCTGTGCAGTATGTAGACTGTAAAACAGCGGCCGGGCAGGCTGCCCATGTGGAAGCGGGCGGCTGGTGGACCCGCTCCGGCAGCGGCGCGCACAGCCTGAGTAATTGACCGGAAAGGGGAGACAAAGCGCGTGAACGAAACCTATTTTGAACAGTTGCTGCAATGGCTGGCCCGCTGCCCGGCTCTGACCGGTATTGATCTGCGTGTGGACGACCTGCCCCCGGCGGCGGGCACCGGGGCGCTCTTCCCCAAAGGAGTGGAGCAGACCGACCGCTGGCAGAACCTGCTGGGGCAGGTGACGGCCCGCCAAAAAATGCAGCTGGTGCTGCGCCTGAACCTGCCCTTTGTGCCGGGGGATGCGAATCTGAGTGCCCAGACCGCCCGCCGCCTGTTGGAATTGCAGGCCTGGGTGGCGGAGCAGAGCGCGGCCGGCTTTGCCCCGCAGCTTGGCAACGCTGACCCCGTACAGGAGACCCTGACCGCCGGGGCCGCCCGGCTGGAACAGGCCAACGATGAGGGTAGCGCAGTTTACACCGTTACACTGACGGCACACTATACGATGAAATGGAGTGATACATTTGAAGATTGAGCGCAAATATATGGCGCACTTTTTGAACGCGGCGTTTGATTCCGGTACCGCCAGCTATTGCCGCTTGGGCAACGACCTGGAAGAATATTCCCCGGAACTTTCCGCCAATGTGGAAAAGAAAAATAATATCCTGGGCCAGACTTCGGTCACGATCGACAGCTACCAGAAACAGGGCGAAGTGGCACCCTATTATGCCGAGAAAAACGACCCGCTGTTTGAAAAGCTGCAGGCCATTATCGACGGTGACCTGACGCTGGATGACCTGAAAACCGACATTGTGGAGGTTAAGCTCTGGGGCGAAGCATCCGCCAACGCCTACCCGGCCATCAAGGAGGAATGCTACATTGAGATCGTCAGCTATGGCGGCGATACCACTGGCTACCAGATCCCCTTTAATGTGCATTATACCGGCGTAAAAACCAAGGGTACCTTCAACATTAGCACCAAAACCTTTACGGCGGCGTAAGGCAGAACAGGAGGATGGATGATTTTACACAATGGGGATGTTTTGTTTGGCTGGCCGCTGCAAAGCCATGTGATTACCGCTGGGTGGTTTTATAATGACGGCAGCCTGCACCGGGCGCTGGATTTCCGCGCCGCCGTCGGCACGCCGGTGTATGCCGCGGCAGACGGTACGGTGGAAACTGCGTACCACTGGAATGGCCGCCGCACCCAGGGGGACATCAACAGCTATGGCAACATGGTCAAGCTGCGCCATGCGGATTACCGCGGTGGTCGGCTGGAGACGCTGTACGCCCATCTGAGCAAACTCTGCGTGGCCCAGGGGGAGACGGTATACGAGGGCCAGCTGATCGGCTACAGCGGCGATACCGGCAACTGCTATGGAGCACACCCGCATTTTGAAGTGCGCTGGAAAGGCCAGCGCACCAACCCGCTGAACTGGCTGGACAACGATTTTAGCACGGCCAGCAGTGCGGTCAAGCTGGGCAGTTACAGCAGCGTAACGCACGATATGAAGGAAGTGGAATACATGTATTATGCAATCGACGTGTCAAAACACCAGGGCAAATTTGACTGGCAGGCAGCCCATAGCAAGGGCATTCGCCATGCTATGCTGCGCGCCGGGTATGGCCGTTACAGCAGCCAGAAAGACCCCCAGTTTGAGCGCAACGCAGCGGAGTGTGCCCGCCTGGGCATCCAGTACGGCGTGTACTGGTACAGCTATGCCAGCACCCCGGCGGAAGCCCGGCAGGAGGCCCGCTGCTGCCTGGCAGCGATCAAGGGCAAGCACCTGTGCCTGCCGGTGGCGTATGACATTGAGTATGAGCCGTGCATCCTGCGCCTGACCAATGCCCAGCGCACGGCACTTGTACAGGCCTTTTTGTCGGAGATTGAGGCCGCAGGGTATTACGGCATCCTGTATGCTAGCTGCGATTTTATCCGCAACCGGCTGGATTATGCCAAGCTGGCAAAATATGATATCTGGGTAGCCCAGTACAGCAGCACATGCACCTGCCCGCTGCCGTATGGCATCTGGCAGTATTCCAGCCGCAACGCGCTGGGCGTGCCCGGCTACGGCACCAGCCTGGACTGCAACCGGGTCTATAAGGACTATGAGCAGCTGATGATCCAGGCGGGCCTGCAGGGCCACACCACGCCCACACCGGAGGATACCACCCCCAACAAGCTGGACAAGCAGCGGATTACCATTGGCCGTATCTCCAGCGGCGACCGCAGCACCATCCGCGCCCTGTGCAATGGGCTGGGGCTTATCTCCGCTGGCCTGTACCGCGAAACCTGTGCGGATGGCAACCAGTGGATGCTGGACGTTGGGCCGGTATCCAGCGGCGATGCCTGGTATATTATGCGTCAGTGTGCGGAGCTGAAACTCATTGAAGCAGGGCTGTACAAGGCCGAGTATGTGGAGGAGTGATTTGGTGGATGCTATTGTTGTTGCGCTGATTACTGGCGGGTTGAGCCTTATCGGCGTTATTATTACCAATCTTGCCGGGCAGCGGCGCACAGAGCAGAGGATGGCCACCGCACAGGCAGTAACCGACACTAAGCTGGAAGAACTGACCCGCGAGGTCCGCGCACACAACAACTTTGCCCAGCGGGTCCCCGTACTTGAAGAGCAGATGCGCGTGGCAAACCACCGCATCACCGATCTCGAGAACAAAACCGCTTGAACACGAATACATAGGAGGAAAAACTCATGGATTTTGCATCTTTTGGCATCGCATCCGTTGCCTGCATCACCGTTATCTGCTACCTTGCCGCAACGGCTGTCAAGCAGACCCCGCTGGCTAACAAATGGCTGCCGTCCATCTGCGGCGCCCTTGGCGGCCTACTGGGCCTTGCCGCCATGTACATCAACGTGCCGGACTTCCCGGCCGCCGATCCCCTGACCGCCCTGGCCGTGGGCATTGTTTCCGGCCTTGCGGCTACCGGTGCGGATCAGGTTATTAAGCAGATCGGCAATGACAACTGA